CCTGCAAGGCCATCGTCGAAGTCGGTTATAGTCGTAGTGCCTCCCGTAAGAAAAAGCGAATAGTCTTTGACCGAAGGTGTGGCGTCATCGGCAAGCGTCGCTATGTCCCTAACGTTCGGGCCGTTCTTTATCGATGTAATATCGCTGTAAATACGGGTCAGAAGGTTCTGTATCTGCGAAACAAACTGGGGATCCATACCGGATGGAACTCTTAACTGGGGATAATTTGTAAATAGCTCCGTCATTTCCTGTCCTCCGGCTGAATATTAAATATCTCGAAACTTCGCAAATCGAAAATGCCCGACATTCTTAACTGAAGCTTTTTACCGCTCCTGTTAATGAACCTGCGATAAGTGGTAAAACTACTTGTCAATGTAATTACCGCCAAGTCCGTCCACGCCGCCGCGTTGTCGAATTTATAAGATATTGTCAGAGTCCCCGCACTCAAAAAGGATGGATACTTGGCGTCTACTTCAATTCCTTCAACCCTCTTGCCAATGTCAGCCGCACCTCCGTCAAATTCTTTAGTTATATAATAATGAGTCAATTCGGTGCCGTCGTACTCCGATACGGTATCATCTTCCTTTAAGACGTAACCGTTGCTATCGCCAACGAGAAGGTTTTCGTCTACCTGTATTTCGGTAATAGTATCGGCGTAAGTAGTTGCGGCAGTCACGGCGGCGGCATAGGTCGTGGCTTCAACTACGGCCTCGGCGTAAGTCTGGCCTTTTGTATAGCTCGATGCCCCCGCGAGTATTGCCGCCGTTATACCGCCCGATGTATAGTATTCGGTCAAATCACGTACAGTCCACGAGCCGGTGCGCAAGTTCAATCGGTACATCTTGTCCGCCTGGTCGGGTCCGGTAGCTATAAAAATATTCAGATGCTTTTTCTGGCTGTCAAGTGACATTCGGCAGGCGTACTCCATTGTTTCGCTTATGTCCCTTTTCAGGCCGTCGGCAATGTTCCCGCCTATTGGAGTCAATTCGCTCATCGAAAACTGATAAACCTGATAGTCGTTTCCGATGATATAATGGATCTGGCCGAAAGGAACGCATAAGTGATAGGAAAGCAAACCGACCGAAGGCATAATAATATCGGGATAGAATACGGTCGTTCCACCAACGTATCGTAACTGCCAGATAGAGTTTGTCTGGTAGACTATATAATAATTACCAAGCTGCTCGGCACGTACATTAACATCGCCGGTATCGACAAGCTCGATAGTCCCGCTTCCCGTACCCGTCCACGTCTCCAGACAGCCGACGGCCGCATAGCGTATCTGGGACTTATTATATAACCACGCCGAACCATCGTATGTATAAGGACTGATAAGAATAGGGCGGGTCTGAAAAGAGGACACCTGAAGTGCCCTGTGCCCGGTTTCGCCTGTATTATAACCGTCACCGCCCGCGAGTTCGGCCAGGTTCTCGCCTAATCCGGGCCATCTTACTATCTCGCTCCGGCCACCGTCACAGATTAACAGGTTCTGATAAGTGCCGGATACGGCCGTTTGATGGTAAATATTGGCAAAACTTACGGGATAAAACTTGGATGCGTTTATCGTATCACCAGCCAGTTCGTCCCAGACATTGTTATTAGAATTGAGTCTATGGACTTTTGTTTTAGTAACGGCAACGAGATTAGTGCTTCCGTTTACCTGTTTGTAACTTGCTATGCCGTAAGCCATCTCGCCCGACTCCGGCAAGTTGGCAATCTTGGTAAAACCGTAAGGAGTAGTGATAATTCCATTATCGAAATCGACATCTCTCGTACCATCGGCGGCTGCGCGGTCGTCAATCAAATTGGCCGCATTCCGCATATCAATACCAAGAACAGGAGCTGGTACTGTTAAATTCATTTTAATATCCTATGCTCCTACTACGTTTAGTAAATTTTTGCTTTGTAATATTTATTAACCGCCAATCGGAAGCCAATAAAGAGAGATAGCACCTGAAACCATCCAGTAATCACCTTTCTTAACTGGAAATGAAATCGGTGCAATACCGCTCGCGGAATAACCCCACTGCACTAATGTTGTCGGTTCCTCAAGTTCATCTGTATATCCCTTTATTGTTACGTTTGTGCCGGAATAACCGTGAACGATACCATTTGTCTCAGCTTCATAGTATGTATTTTGGCTTCTCGAAATCCGCGTTCCGAACACTGTCTGGGCATCGATGTACGCCTTCAAACTCTGCTGCGTTGCAATCTTCGTAGCCGAATTGGAAGCCAGGTCATCCTCATCGAGCACTGCCGTTCCAGAAATACCTGTATTGATAACAGGGGAAGCAAATGTCTTTACCCCGGCTATTGTCTGGGCGCTTTCAAGCGAGACCATAAATTCTTCCCACGCCGCACCGCTCCACTTATAGAGCAACCTGCCGTAAGTAGCGTCCGTGTCCCACGCGAGCATCCCCGCATCGTCACTATCAAGAGCCGTAGCTCCATCCGGCTTGGTGGTAGGTAAGGCATCTCCCGCCGAGGAAGCCGAATAGTCACCGACGTAGATTCGGGCACTGCCCGGCTTGTGCTCTCCGCCTACACTCGAACCGGCGAATGCCACGTGCTCTTTCGTCATTCTTATTCCTACGGCAAGTTTGGTCTCCCTGTGCTCGTTGTAATCGTTGCCGTGAGGCTGCGAATTGTCGGGTATCGTCGCGTCCCATGCAGCGCCAGTTGCCGGTATAGCTGTGCCAGCCATAAAAGCTCCTTTCTTCTAAGCAAATAAACAATTCAAATCCGACATAAACAAACTGTCTTTATCCATTCGGTATCCTTCAAGCCAGTTATCGAATAACGCAAAATATTTGGCCGCGTCCGTGTCCTTATTTCCAATGGCTGAGAAGGCTTCACCGACTGCGAAGTTTATCAAACCTTCGTCAACATCGGCCATATCGGAAGAAGCCGAAAGGGATGAGGTACTAAAAGATGTAAAGACTGCGGTATAATCAAGCCTGAGATATTTTCCAGCCTCCGCCGAAGTCGGTACGGGATATATATCTACCTGCGACTTTCTTCGAGTCCATACGTTCGGGATACCATCGGCCTGGTCGGTCGGAGATGGATAGTTCAGGTCGAACCATTCCGGGTCTTTATACTTCAGCTTTTTAGAGGCCGTACCGTCCATATAGTACAGTCTCAGCGGATAAAAGACGGCAGGCGATAAAGAAGAAAAACTGTACTCAAAAGTAGCATCTACAAGAGTAAGGGCATCTGCATCGTTGGTCTCTAAGTCTATATGGCCGGGACAGGTTCTTAGTATTCTTGTCTGCGCCCAGTTCAAAAAGTTAGCTACTCTGCCTTGTGTAATCAGCGTAGTGTCACCGGAATGGCCGCACAACTCCTGTACTTCGGTTATGAGTTCCGAGAGCGTCAGTGCCGTTAGAGCGGCCCCGGCCCCGGCGATGGCTACGCCCGTCCACCTGTACGGGTCTATCCCGATTATATCGTCCGTATCGGCTGCGGCAGCGCCCGCCTGCACTCTTATCTGCACATCGTACAGGTTCGCCGTAGTTATAGCAGTCGGAAAATCGCCGTAGTAATAGCCGCTGCCGGACGTCTCACTAAAGGTAATTACCTTATAGTCGGCCGCCGTTCGAGACGAAGTGCCCCACGTCTCAAAAGCTACCCCGGTCGGATACCAGACCTTACCATCCGATGGCCTGAAGACTATGCCGTATAGAGTGGAGCCAGTCGGCCAGGCCGTTCTTATTTCGTTTGCCATGATTCGTACCGACTTTCATTCGTTTAATATCCGACTGCTATATAGCTGAATCCGGCCGCTGACGTTCCACCGGTGGCCCTGGTTACCGTAATGCAACCCGCCGTAACCACCCTGTCGCTTTTGACGGTCACATTATCGTCCTCAACTACACCGAGGAAAGCCAGAACAGTTGACAGAGTTGTGGGCAATTCGACGGTAACACCACTCGTTACGAAGTCGTAAGTACCAGCGTCGAACCTGCCGCCCATTCCACCTATCGAGCGTTGAAGTGCGTTATCTCTCGCCATTTCATTTACTCCTTACTTTCATTTGTTATCGTTATTCCGCAATGCGGGCAGCGATACGCAAAGCCGCCCGTTTCGTTTTGCGAAGCCTTTTTACATGCGTTGCAATAAATAATTCTGTAACGTGAATCTATTTTGATAATCCCTTCGGAAGAATAATCGTTCAGTTCTTCTTCCGGCCATTCCAGGGGAATTGAAGTCTGTGTTGGTTCTGTTTCACATATAGCATCCGCCGCCCTTTGGTGGGCCTTGCCGTCTATCGGGCCGAAGAAGGACTTTTCAAGATCGGATATTTCCGATATGTTCGCATTGGTGTTGTCGAAATCAATACTGTCTATACTTTCGATAAGCTCGGGAACATCTTCGCATTGTGGCGATATTCGGCCAATCAATTCATCCTGCGCCGTATTCCCGAACCTTAAGGCCGGTTTATTGAAAAGGTGGGCCTCAATCGCCATCGTCGAGCCGGAATGGACCATTAAGTCGCTATAGAAAAGGCTTTCCCCGGCACTCCCTTCGGTTGATACCCGCGTATTACCGTTAAGAGAAGACCAGAAGGAAAGGTTTTCACCGTGATGGGGACGGACAATAATATTATAAGTGCCCGTTGCCACAATTCTTTCAATGGCTTTGAACCACAAGTCTCTCAGCCGCCTGTCCCTATCGTATAGCTCTTTGTGTATCGGGTCGCCTATAGGGGCTTCGGGCAGTGTATATTCAGTCCTCTCCGCGTGGACGAAGCCGGTTATGAAGTACAGGGTCTTTTTATTCGGGTCGAGGTCCTTTTCAGTCAGCCATTCGGATTTGTCTTTTGTAAATACCTTATGTGAATATTTCTGTAAGTTCCACTTGAAGTAAGGGTCGAGAGTAATTGCACCGATAACTTTGGCCTGCTCTCGCCTGATTTTACCTTCCTCAACGAGAATGTCCGCGAACTCACTACTCCAGATAAGCTCAAGGTCAATGAGGTCTTTATAGTCGTATCGGCCTATGTGGTCGAGCTGCCAGTGGCGTGGAAGTTTCTCGTACTGCTTGCGCGAGACCCCGGCTTCGCTCCGCCTTGAAACGATACGGACTCCCCACTGCCTGAGCCTTATAGCCAGGTCGCGGGTGTACTCGCAGCGAATAACGGGAATTACAGCCACGTCCGGCCTCTCAAAAATGACTGCGGTGCGGTCATCGGAAAGGAACTTGCGAAGAAAGACCTCGTGCCCCTTTTCTTTGACCGCATCCGCAATCATGGAATCGATAAGCCAATCGCGCTGCGGAACCATTGATATAATCAATATTCTCACAGTCAATTCCTCTTACGTGTCCGCTATGAACGAAATACCTTGGATGCCTATATCGGATACCGCTGACGCTATGGCTATAGCAAGAGCTATCTTGCCATCTGCCGTAGAATCGGCGAAACCGAAAGCTGCACCAGCAGCCAAAGTACCGTCCGTTACCAGGGTCGTATCGAGCGCCGATACGAAAGAGACCGGGCATACTCCGCCGCACCAGAACCACCCGTAATAAAGGGTAGTCATGGCACTAAGAGCGATAGCACCCGGCCCGGACAGTAACGCTTCGCCGCCGTCACTACCGACTTTGTAGTAGACCTGCGTAGTAGCCACCGTCGCCTGCTCCGAGGTATCGGGGGCGACCGGGTTGGTAACTGCAACGGCACCGGCCGTACCTTGAATGTTCTGAAGGTAGATAAAGGTCGCATAACCCTTGGCCGTCGGGTCCCATACGGTACGCTTCTGACCGAGTGGATAAATAGCCGTCGCCACGTTATGGTGACTTGAGCCGGTAAATCCGTCGGGAGGCTTGCCTAACCGGGGGTCGGCCACTCCGGGCCATCTGTCGATTAGCATGATCTTTTCGTTTACAATCGTTGAATTAGCCATTTGTTACCTCCTTTCTTTTAGGTCACGTTCGTAAGGAACATGTTCGCGTTGGGTTGAGTGGTAAAACAGTTTCCGGCTAACAGTATCCTGGCAAGATAAAAATCGTATCCGCCGGGTAAGTCGCCGCACCATTTGAACGGGGTCATTTTGAAGTTCCGGGCCTTATTGAAATGCAACTGCCAGGTAGCGAGATTGAGAACAAATACCCACTTCTTCATAACCGCAGAAGTTTCGAGATAGTCCCAGTCTACGAATTGATGGCCGTCAAAATACATCTTATTAAAGCCCACATCGGCGGTGTCCTTGGCACCCTCATACTGCATGAAGCTCATCATTTCAGCTTTGAACTTCTGATAGAGGGTCGGGCAACATACAATCATCAAGTCCTTCTTGGCCTGAATGCTGTGCTGCACGGGGATGATCCACTTTCTCAGGTTGGCCATACACAAATCGACTGCCGTGCCCTGCGTGGAAGAAGCTGCTGTACCCTCTGCAATATTCTGAAAAATACTGCCGGGGTCGGCGCCCTGCCACCAGTTGCGAAGACCGGCGCTTATGTCCCTTGCCAAATGACCGTATGTACCCGTAGTGGCCGTGTCCTCGTGAAGCAGGCCATGCACCATTGAGTTGAAGCTATTGCCGCCGTCACTGTATTCGGCATCGTAAGCGGCCCCGCCACCGTTGGCGACCATCTTTTCGAGCTTTATCCTGATACCTATCGTGGCCTTTTTAGCGATATACTCCGCCAAGTCCACAAGCTGTTCCTCTTTGCCGGCGTTAAGGTTCTGGATTTCAACGTCACCATCGTACTTCATGGGGATTTGAACTTTCTTCCAGTTCCAGTAAGGCATCGTCAGCGTAGTCTTCTCGCCGTCCGTCAACTGCTCGTCAGTACTGTAAGCCTGAGCGAGATCGTCAACCTCGGCATAATCGGCTATACCTTTGATGGTCTTACCGCCCGAAGTGATAATCTGACTTCGTTTTTGCAGCTCGTCAAGGAATGCCATTCGGCGATACACCTGTTCGTGAATAGTACGCTGCACCAAGTCTCTGGTGATCGTACTCAAATTAGGAGACGCCATATAGTATTGTCCTTTCTATGTTTTTCTGCGGAGCTTCTGGCGCCATTCGTTTGCCGCCTGCTTTAGTGTTACAGGCTTGGACGGCTCGTTTGATACAATGCCGCTTTGTGCTCCGCCCGTATCGGTGGCGACAGTCTCAGTTTTTTTGGAAGGTTTCGGAGAGTTCTTCGTTTCCGCATCGGCGAGTTGCTTGTAAAAGCCTCGAAGAATTTTGGCCGCTTCGTAACGGTCGGCCGGGGCCGAGCCACGCTTAGTACAGTATTCATTGGCCAGTCTGATGGCCTCGTTCCTATGCTTGGCCGGGAACTCCTGCTCTATGTCCGCTACGATTTCCGCCCTGTTCCTCTGTTTGTCGGCTTCCTGTGCCTGGGCTTCGAGCGATTTAGTGATCCTGTCTCTCGACTGTTCGAGACTCTCTGCCCGTGCATTCGCACTGTCAAGCTTCATTTGCATTGACTTCAATACACCCTTGATTGCCGGATCGACCAATTCCTCGTCGAGTTCGTCGATATTGACCTCATTGGCCTTGACGTAAGCATCAAGCTTGTCCTGCAAGGTCTTTACGAGACCCGCCTGCGAATCAAGCTCTGTCTTAGTCGCCGACAATTCAGACGCCGCCTTGCGATAATTGGCCTGCGCCTGGTCAATCTCCTGCCTGTCCTTGTCCCAGTCTGTTTCCTCTTTTTCTTTATGCGGCTCTTTAGCCTTGTTGGTATCTTCTACCTCAGAGGTCTCTTCCTGAAACTCTTCGGACGCAGTGGTATCAACGTTCAATTCGTCGTCGAATTCCGACTCGGGAACATCGCCGAATGCGTTCTCTAATTGTTCCAACTGTTCTGATTCTGTCTTTGCCATCGTTCTGACCTTTCCTTATGTTTGAGCCCATGTCTCTATCCGGTTGTTCATGCCGTCCCGCTTGCCTATTGGCACTGTGTCCTGTCGGCCGCTTCGGGCAAAAAAATAAAGCCCCGCCTTCCCGTATGGGAAAACAGGGCTTCGTTATTTACGATTGTCCCTTTAACTATTCAGTTGTACTATAGCGCTATTTCTTCTCCGGCTTTGTCGTCCAGTGAATATTCGAGTTTACATATTTACCATTTACATAATTTAACTGCACATGACCATAAAAGCCATTAAATAGCTCGGAATTCATTAACTCCTTACCTATCTTGTCAATATATTGCTCAAGTTGTTTAATGTCCATTAAAGTTCTAAACCAAGAGCCATTACGCATTCTTTATAAAACGATAAAAGAAGTTTATCATCTTCCGAAACAACCTTTGATTCAAATTTAGATATTATATATAATAACCTCTTTTTAACATTGACTATTAACGTAGATAAAGGTACTTCTTTATCGCAATTAAGACAAGTGCCATAACCAATGCGATTATCTAATTGTATTTTCCAATTCTTATGTTCACATTCATTTTTAGCCATCAAAGTCTTTCTGTTCGAGTAAAAATTCTTTCCTATCGACGTCAATGACCGTCTTTAACATCTTATCGCCGTAGTCGTCCTCGTATTCGACTCGGTTTAATCTCAGGCCGCAGTTCGGGCATACGAGCTTGTTGTTCTTATACTTAACGGTCTCGCCACAGGTACATTGAACCCGCTTGGAGCCGCCGAACAAGGCCCGCATATACTCCTGTGCCCTGCGGGAAGCCATTGCATGATCTTCGGCATCTATAGCAGCTTGTCCTATCATATATGCCATACTAAACTAACCATCCATTTTCTCTTGTTATACCTGCTTAGGAGGTTCTTCTTTTGTAACCATTAGTATTGTCCTTTATAAATTCTTTTAATTGGTTACGATTAGGATGCTTAATATTCTTGCCTTTACAATAAATAAACCATACATCGTCCGGGTATCGCCTGCCTATATCCACAAAAGCTTTCTTAATCATACTTTCATAGGCTTTGTATAAGTCTATATCATCTATAGTTATTTTGAATGGGCCTAAATATGTGCCAGTTCTATGGTCTCGACAGAAAAAATCATCTTCTATTGCTTTTATAACTTCACTTTCACTCTTCTGATTACCATCTAATACACAATCATAACAACTATCTGTATGGGGCGATCTTGATATAAGTAGTCTTTGACTCATTTAGTATTGTCCTCTATAAATTCTCGTCCCACGTATGCTGTTTCTTCTTCTTACTCGCGTAGTCGTGAAGCTGCTTCTTAGTCATCTTCTTTAGTCCCTTGTTCCGCTTGTATAACTTCTCCGGCTCATGCTCGGCGATCGCGGCGGCTACTCTCTGTTTTTCACTGACGGCTGGCATCGTTCATTCCCCTTTCACTATCATAACGGGAGTGTCCCCTTCCGTGTGACGCTGAAACGTCTCAATAACGTCCCACTGAAAAGCCGGGTATATCTCATTTAGTAATTCCAGCCACCCTTCGGGACTTAATACCGTTTCATGCAGTAAGCGGTTCGCTGCATAACAGCCTATCGAGGCGATGACCTTCCCGGCACGCGCGAAAAGAGGTGGCAGAATGTCCCTTATCTCGTCTATCTTGAGATGTTCAAAGACGTCAAAGGACACGATACAGTCGTATTCGCAGACAAGATATACCGGCTCTTTAGTGAATTCGTAGCCTATGTGCTCGTAATCGCCGGATATATCATAGCCGGTGACGTCGTGACCCATCTTGGCCAAGACCCTGCACAAAAACCCGTTACCGCAGCCGAACTCCAATATCCTGGCCGGGACCGGGGGCAGGTATTTCGACCACTTGTGAAAAGTCATAACGCCCTGGTTTATCAGTTGATACTGAAAATTGTTCGCGTGAAGAGCGTCGTATAACTGACTCTTGGCTGTCACTTCGGTTATCATATCTCCTCTTCCAGTTCGATCCCGACTATATCGGGAAGGACGTTGTGAATGAGTTTACTCTTTAAGCCTTCGTAAGTAGTCGGCAGTTTAAGCCATTCAGGGGAACCTTCCTGGGTCTTGGAGTAAGCAGACCATAACTCGTTACACTGCTTCATAGTGACCTCAAGGCCCAAACTCTCAAAAATTCTGCGGATAAGCCAGCAGTCCTCGGCGTGAGGTATCCTGCTAACCTTGAGGTGCGCCCACTGGTCCGGCTTGCTGACTGTTTTGATTGTTTTCTTGACTGTTTTGCTCATTGTTCATTGCTCCTTCTGAAAGTGACTGGCCCTGTATTTCCATGAGACGGTTGACTATCATCTGCATCGCCTGCTCCGGGGCAACCTGGCCGGCTTTGACGCCTTCTACGAGCTTCAAAAGAGCTACGTAGTCCTGCCATGCCTCGTACTTGGCTAAAAGCTTCTTCACATTGCCTATCTCAAGTTCCCTGAGCATCTCCGGCAGCATCGGGTTGACTACCGGGTTCTGCAAAAGGTCGTAGGCCATCTTGTATCTTGCTATCCGCTTCTCCTCGTCGAAAGGAAGGGTAGTACCGGGCTGGACTTTTATATCGTATTTGACACTCTTCAGTTTGTCCGTTATCTGTTGTATGGCCTGGACGTTCTCATCGCCGACTATCCTGATAAAACGGCCTATATCGTACTTGTCCTGCATTATCTCCGCAATAAGCTTGGCACTTTCCTCTACCCAGTAGTCCTCAAAAACCGACTGAAGATAAATACGGTCGTTAGTCGAAATCGTAAGCATCTGGGCTTCGGTAGCCGTAGTGCCGCTCTTCAACTGCAAGCCCCGCCCGACGTCCTGAAGGCCGGTCATGTTCTTAAAGTCCTGCGAGCATAACTCGAAGAAACCGACCGCACTTTGAGATATTTGAACCGGAGGCTCTATCTTGTACTTCATCAAGCCACCTGGCAACAGCCTTATGAGAGCACCGGCACCGGAACGAATAGACCACGGCTTCTTAGTCTTCGGATTGAGGGCAATAGCACCGTCTTCTATGGCGATCCGGGGATCCCCATGCTGCTTCAGGTTGTTGTATAAGTGGGTAACGGAGACGTTTATCATGTCCTGAGTGCCCTTATAGAGCGTGACAGCATTAACGCCCTGCCACATGAACGGTAGTAAATAGTGAGGCACTACCACAAAAGGCCACCGACTGTAACGATAGACCTGGTTTTCCTTCTTGGGATTGAGAATGAACCGCTTATCACCCTGACCGGCACTCAAGACGTTCCTGCCATCCGGGAATACGGGTTCTTCATACTCGCGTATAAGCTTTTCCGGCCACTTTTCCGGGTTGTACTCCTCGTTTTTTTCGTTATACAGCTTCTGGTCCATGCCCTGATAAGCCACACCGGACTGGATAATCTCCTCGGCACTAAAAGGCTCCTTCTCCGCTACGTGCTTATCGGTGTAGTCGTGAAAATAACAGTTCGAGATACGAACGTACTTCTGGTCGCTTTCAACCGTCTCCGAAGAATTCTGCCGAGTGCCGGAAATAAGCTCCAATAATCGGTTGTGCCGCTTCTTAACCGCATTATCAGACTCGTCCTCAGTCTGCACCATCGTAGCACCGGACATCCAAGACTGGAACTTGGAATCGCCGAAAGAAGCCTCCTCGGAGTCCTTAGCTACGACCGCCACCTCGTCGAACGCCGTATCATTGCCGGGCCAGTGCTTCTTGGCCCACTCTACCCTGACCCACCGGACGGTGCCGCAGTTGCCGTCATCAACAGTCTCCACCCCATCTGACCAGAAAAAGGCCGGATGCCACAGCCTGTACTTGATATTGTTCTCCCATGACTTGGTCTGCTTGTTCCACTTGGATCGAGGTTCATTGTAGAACATCGAAACTCGATAGCCGAATATCTTACCGCATTGAATAGCAGCTATCTGGTTGAGACGCATCTTCAAACCTTCGTTCCACTGCCATTGAACTGCACCCTGCCATATCTCCGCGGCTTCAGTGTCTGATTCCTCAGTAGGCTGGGCGATGATCTTGGGAAAGTTCTTCGATAGCTTGGCTATCTCCTGAATCATCGTCGGCCAAATATAGTTTAAGACTACGAATTCCCACTCCTCCTGCGAACTCCTAAGCATCCTGTCGTGGTCGCTAAAGACGTAACGCATGGACTCCGACCACAACTCATACCACTGCTTGGTCGTATTCATTCCGGCGGTCTCAAGCCGGTTTATCTGGTCGAGCAGCTTTTCGTTCTCCGTTTGGGCCATCACTAATACCCCGTCATTTCACAAGAAATCGAAGCCATCACCGGAGCCGTCGGTAGGTCTAACTCACAGTATAGCCAAGAAATACCCTTCAATCCCGTCAAATGAAGAACACATATCCTGTTTCCAGCACTGTCAGTTACCGCAGACGTCGCGTGAACGTCGGTCTCGGTGATAGTATCGCCGTAATATGTGGTAGTCCCACCAGTTACCGCTGTGCCAAGAGTGGCCACCCCGGATGTAAGAAGTAAGGCTGGGCCGTTGTCCTTATAGCCGTAAAGTTTATAACTTGCTATCTCATTGGCTGCGTCCGTACCGTAAAAGTAGACGTCTATCGAGTTCCACGTCGATGGTATCTCTACCGCAGTTGTAGGCTTGTCGGCGAAAGCATAGGTCAAAGTGGCCGTCGTACCGTCGAGAACGCTATCATTGGCGTCTACGGCAGTCCTTAACGGTATCCACGGCTCCTGCCGGGTCTCGACCGTAAGACCCATACAAAAACCAACTACGGCCAATGCTAAAAAAACAACTATAAGCGTATTTAATCCTCTATTCTGTCTCATTCTTCGTCTCCTGTAAATTCCTGTAAAACCTGTGGTATCTTCTTGCCTAATGGTAAGTCGTTCTGTGCGGCAATAGTCAGCTTCTGACCGAGACCTATCCCGTACCGAACCAGACCGGCCCCGACTACCATAGCCGCTATCAATGCTATACTTATTATGACTATATCATTCATTCAGTGTAAGCCCCCTCAGTATCAGCACTTACGAGCATATCGCTCTCATCGTCTATCGCTCCGGGCCGAGCTATGTCGGTCGTATGAGGCTTGTAGTCCAAACCGCCTGTGTGAGAACTTGGATAAGAAGAAGCCCGAACAAAGTCCTTCTCGAAGGCCATTGACATATAACGCATAGCATCAGCACAATGATCAAATCCGTCCTTCGCTGGAATTTTTGTAAATACTGGCTTATCCTCTGTACTCATGGCTTGGTTTTGGGCCTCGTGATATAACCTGAGACTGTCTATACCAAGCTCACATTGATCATAATCAAACCAACACCGCCGTAGGAACTTCTCCGTCCTCGGTATGCCCTCACGGACTACGTTGGTCTCCCTGGGAAGCGGTACGCAGTCAAAGCCTAATTCTCTAAGCACATCCAACGCCGTCTCACCCCTTGTTACCTTATGGGCGTTGGAGTCCATATCACATGGAACAAAGACCTTACCGTAATTGTAGTGGTGGTCATGCTCCCATTGCCTAAATAGCTTGCCAAATCCGTCAATACCAAGCCCTATGTCCTCATAATACCTCAATACAGGCACTTCCGTACCATAAGGGGCCTGGAATAACCACACAGCAGTAGTATAGCCTGGGTCAAGGACTATGTGTGTCGCTAAGTCTCTATCGTGAAAACTACGCTGGAAATGACCTTCAGCCTCTATCTCATTCAGGACATTGGAATAATACGCACCTATCATGCCGTAATCAAACGAGCAATAAAACTCCTGTTGGATTAGTCCCTCAGTCATACCGGCCCGGCGCTCTGCATCAATATATTCTAACTCCACAGCACCAGTATCATCTACCGATAGCTTCTCGACAAACCAGTCCGGGTTTTTTAATACCTGCCGATACAACCGGTAAGCGTGGTTACGGCCTCGTGGTGTAAAGTTAAATATCGCCCATCCTTTATTTTCTGCTAAAATCGGCCTAACATAAGACCATCCCCGTGGATTTTGCAGGCTGAATTCACTAAATACACAACCAACTGGATTAGGTCCAACAACCTCCAGCCTGTCAGTGCCTACAATTTGGAATAATGAGCCGTTAACCGCCTTAATCTGCATCATCTGGTCGTTTTTGCTTGATATAAATGCCTTCGGAAAATGCCCCATAAACTTGAATCCGTCGCGGTCAATACCATCCCATAATATCTTCCGGCCTTGTGTCATCGTGGGAAAGTAATAATAATATTGGCCTACTCGCTTTCCCATTTCCTTTATTGTGTAATTCAGATCTGTCTTGTCCTTGCCGCTCCGCCTATGCCAAACAGTCAACGCACGCCTTATGCCGTTATCCATCGCACGCAACAATGGCTTCTGGTAGTCTCTTGGGTTAAACTTGTGAGGTAATATTATTGTATTCATATTTTGGAATAATCAATTACTTTTAGTGTTATTGTCTGATCCACTTCCTGTTTATCAGCCTGGCCGAGATAATTCTTACCCAGAAATATCGCCATCGCTGGCGTATTTGTCTGATTTTTCTGAGCTTCCCGCAAATCAATTTTGAACTCTGCTCTTTTTTTCCGTAATCTCTTTAGTATATCCTTTCTTTCCTTAATAAAGTTAACATGCCATCCTAAAGCTGTCGCTATTGTGCCGTCTTGACAATTCAATCCTGCCATTCTTTCAGCTTCAGCCATTACTTCTTTGGTAATTATCTTTTTTTTTCCTCTTCCTGCCATCTTTAGAATGCGTACCTTACTTCTTCTTAGCTATAACAGTATTACTACTTTAATTACTTATCACACCCTACCATCCGTCCAAGTAGTAGCGCCATTATATCGGAGATTTCATAGTTAGTGACTTTAATAGTAGAGCTGTGAAATCGTACAAAACGTTGTGATTTCTTTATGTTGATGAAAAATAATTGTACTCGTAAGATGTTTACTATCAATAACTTGCAAGTATTTCTGTAAATTTATCTTGACAGCTGCTATAAATTGTCGATAATTGTATCTATGAACGCTGCGAATAATACAAGACACCAAATCAATTCCGCAAATCCAAACACATACAGTCCGAGCCTGGGCAGCCACGTTTCGCAGCGTTCAAGCCTGGGCCGGGCTGTTTATTTAGAAAGGGCAGGAAAATGGCAACTTTAAAACGAATCCGAGAACTGTCAAATATAATTCGCGCCAAACAGTTCAAAGTTAAGAGAGCAAATCAGCCATTCACTGAATCGGAACGCCGACGCCTAAGTAGTTTAAGGAGATGTTTGAACAACATCCAAGAAGATGGATTTATCGGTGGTGAATCTGGCGTAAGCCCTTCTCATTTAGAGCGTGAATGTGACTGGCTCGAACAGAATATCAACCGTTGGTATCCATGATATAAGCGGCGACTTGGGATTGAATAGCGGCCAATTTAGAGGCTTAGAAAGGACGTGACGAATCTCACCAAGCCCTATTCCTCCCCTGCCCTTTTGAGTTCATCCTCTAAATTCTCAAGCGCCTCGCACCACGCGGCATCGGCATTGTTAATGTAATGTTTTAGCCTTGAGGCGTGCCATGAGTTCTTGTCGAATTTGCGTAGCCGCTGAATCAGTAAATTGGCAAAGTCGTAAGTGAGCAGTACGCCTACCAACGGTTCATCTCGGCCGAGCCGCAGCATTTCAATTAGGAGCTGGTGATTTGTCGCGCACACCTTTTCGATGCGATTTTCGAGCTGCTTTACGGCTTCCTGCCGGCCCTCCTGCCAGCCCTCCTGCCAGCCACGGGCATACGCCGCCTTTATAGCCTGTACGTTTTCGAGCAGGCCCAGGCGATACCATCCCCTATCGGTATCCGTTATTTTCCTGTCCTTCCGTGGCATTGTTGCTGCCCTTAATCCATTAATTTCGGCGCTTTGGGATACATCTTCTTCACTATCACAGATAACTGTTTTAATGTTTTCTCTCGTTCGGCGGCATCGGCGGCATCGGCATAGGAGGCATCGGCTGCATAGGCGGCTGCATAGGCGGCATCGGCGGCATCGGCATAGGAGGCATTGGCGGCATAGGCGGCTGCATAGGCGGCATAGGCGGTATAGGCGGC